CCTAGTAAAGCAAGGGACTATGTAGAGCCTCTAGAAGTGGCTATAATGCGTGCTGACGACCTTATGAAGCGCATCCTAGAGGATACACAGGCAACGGCTTACAGAGTCTTCCTGACGGGTTCTGACAACTTTAGGATGCAATTTAATCCAGAATATAAAGCCAACAGGAAAGACATTGTGCGTCCTCGGTGGTTGCAGGATGTTCGTGAGCATCTTGTTGTTCAATGGAATGCCTCTGTAGAAGATGGACAGGAAGCAGACGATGCTATGGGAATTGCTCAATGTCTACAGAACAAAATAATGAAGGATAATTGGGAAGGAGAAATTTGTTCTGTAGACGGAACAATTATAGCTTCGATAGACAAAGACCTCCTCTGCATTCCAGGAGAGCATTATAATTTTGTGACAGGAGAGTTTCGTGAACAGTCTGACGTTGCTGCTTGCCGTCATTTTTATTGGCAGCTCATTATGGGGGATCGTGGGGATAATGTTTTTGGCTATGATGGAAAAGCTAGACATGCCGTGCCCAAGTTTATGGAACCTATTATGGATGAATTGTCTAGTTATAGCGACGAGCTCGACATGTTTAGCTTTGTTAGGGGTTTATATCAGGACGACGAACGGCTTCTAATGAATATGAGATGTCTTTGGATTCGTCACAAAGAAGGGGAAATTAAAGGCTTCCCTACATGACAGAATGGACTCCAGCTCGTAAGAAAGCCTTCATTGTGTCAGTATTGCGGAGTGGTACACAGCGCTATCCTCCGAAATATCTAACCCTTAATGAGGCAAAGACAGAAAAGCGAATAAACAAGAAGAGTGGGAGACTGGCACAGCATTTTAAATGTGCTTGTTGCAAGGAGTCCTTTCCAGCTAAGGACGTGCAAGTGGATCACATTCTGCCTGTTGTAGACCCACAGACAGGTTTTGTCTCATGGGATGTTTACATTGAACGTCTTTATTGTGAGAAAGAGAATTTCCAAATCCTCTGTCGTGGATGCCATGCAGAAAAAACAAAGAAAGAAAAGAAAACACGTGCTAATAAATAAATCAGTAGAATTAGAAGATGGACGGGTGCAATTTAATGGAGAACTTTCTCCTGTAGAGCTTGACCTTGTTCTAACAATGGGCCTCAATTACTTGCTTGCTAATGGGGCCATCCCTTTTTCATCAAAGAAGAGAGAGGATGTGCATTCAAACGCCAGTGGATTTGAGCAATGAAATGTCTATTAAAATGTTTAGGAGCCTTCTTTATAATTCCCCCTCTAGGACTCTTTTTCCTATTGTGGGTTGTTATAGTGGCTCTTTTACTGCCCTTTAAGAGTTTAACTTATGTAGCAGGATGTCCTTTTGAATTAGGAGATAATTTAGTGACAAATATGTTAGATTTTATTGTGGACTCTTTAGAGAGTTATCAAAACCTATGAGTAAAGTATTAGTTCTCCCAGATGTGCAGGCCAAGCCGGGCACAGACTTTACCTTCCTTAACAAAATAGGGCGCTATATGGTGGACAAGAAGCCAGATACCGTTGTGTGTCTAGGGGACTTTGCCGACATGCCCTCCCTGTCTAGTTATGATGTAGGTAAGAAAAGTTTTGAGGGGAGGCGATATTTGGCAGACATTGAGGCAGCTAAGGATGCCATGTGTGCCTTCCTCTCCCCTCTATGGGACTTCAATGCGAAGGCAAAGAAAAACAAAGAGAAGCAATATCATCCCCGCATGGTGCTCACTCTTGGTAATCACGAGAATCGAATCCATCGTGCTGTCAATGATGACCCTAAACTAGAAGGAGTTTTAAGTGTTGATGCTCTTGGATATGGAGGGTTTGGATGGGAAGTGGTTCCCTTCCTTGATGTTATCGTTATTGATGGGGTGGCCTATTCTCACTACTTTGTCACGGGACTCATGGGCCGTCCTGTCACGTCGGCTGCGGCCTGTCTTACAAAGAAGCACCAATCGTGCATACAGGGCCATCAACAGGGTTTGCAGATTGCCACTGGTTACAAGGCTGATGGAAGTCTTCTAACAAGCATCATTGCTGGTAGCTGCTACGAGCATTCTGAAGACTACATGAATCAGCAGAGCAATAACCATTGGCGTGGATTTTTGATGCTTCATTCTGTGCATGAGGGCTCTTTTGACCTCATGCCTGTTAGCCTTTCATACATTAACAAGAAATATGTTTATTGATAAAAAGATATATCAGCCTAAAGGCAGCATGTGTTTAAATTGTAAAAATAGAAGTGAAGATTGTAGCAAACTTCCTTTTGAAACCATGCCTGTTGTAGAACGATGGATGGGACAATACATTGTAGCTTGTAAAGAATACAAAAAGATTAAGGAAACAGAATGATTACACAAAAAGACATTGACATTTTCTGGGAAGAGTTTCAGAAAGAAACTAATAAAGAAAAACGAGAAGAGAGCTGGGTCATGGCTCCCATTCCAGATGTGGTGAATCATCCCATTCACTACACCTCTCATCCTTCCGGTGTGGAAGCTATTCAAATTACAGAGCATATGTCTTTCCTTATGGGCAATGCTATGAAATATTTATGGCGCGCCGATCTCAAGAATGGCGTTGAAGATTTGCGAAAAGCTATTTTCTACATCGAACGTGAAATTGAAAACCGAACTAAAAATAACAAATGAATTTAAACACATATCAAGAACAAGCTATGTCCTTTCGTCTGCCCACAGCAGACAGCCTCTATGCCCTCCTGAACCTCTGTAGTGAGGTGGGAGAGCTTCAAGGCCTCATTGCCAAAACTATTCGTGATGGGGTAGATAAAGAAAACTATCCCACGCTCCTGAAGAAGGAGCTAGGGGACATCCTGTGGTGCCTCTCTGCTGTTTGTTTGGACAATGGATATTTCCTAGAGGACGTGGCTAAAACCAATTTATCAAAGCTGTCCAAGCGTAAAGAAGAAGGCACCCTGAATGGCAGCGGAGATTCTCGCTAGAATGCAAGAGCTCAAGCAGCTCATAATCCACAACCTCGACATCGAAGAGCTCATGGACATTCTTGGAATGGACATGGCAGATTTGGTAGAGAAGTTGGAGGAAGAAATAGAAGAGAATTTTGATGAACTAATGGAAGCTGTTCAATGAAAGACAACACACACAACCCCACAGATTCTGTGGAAAAGCAGCATTACAAAAAGAGCTATCTTGTCAGGCTTCTAGAAGAGAAGGAAGCCTCTCAAGAAATTGAACGGTGCATTGCCTATGAACAGGAAGAGTATGTCGAGCAAGCTCGCCCCCCTAGAAAGCCTGATTAGTCCAAATAAATGCAAAATCCACCGAGCGTGGAAAAGGAAAGGCATTTGCATTCTCTGTGAAATTGAGAGAATGGATGCCTTGAAAGCTTATAAACAAGAACGGGGAATTAAAGATGTTCCCATTAAGGTAATTAAATTATGAGTACTGCTATACACGTGGGAGCCTCTCCTGAAGCCAGCAAGGACGTTTTTAAGCAGCTGCTGTCTATTTTAAATAGTGGGGCAGACCAACGAAACATCCAAGTAGCGTTAGAAATTTTAAATAAAGTGTCTAAATCTCCAGATTATACAACTATAAACAATTGCTCATTTACAATGGAAACCAAGAGTGAATAAAGAGATATTTAGAAACACATTCGCCGAGAATATTTTTAAACTTAAATATGCCAAGTTTCCCGGAGAGACGTGGGCAGAACGGGCTAAGGACATTGTGGAGGATGTCTGTGGGACGCAATGGGGTAAGAGTCAGGCCCTCATGTGTAAGGATGACAGGGACCAACTAGAGCAATATGTTCGGGAAATGAAATTCATTCCAGGAGGTCGTTATATTTGGTATAGTGGTCGAGGTCATTCCTACTGGAACAATTGTTTTTTGCTACGAGCTGAGTTCGACACGAGGGAAGAATGGGCTGCCCTAATGCAGCGCAGTGTTTCCTGTTTAATGACTGGAGGAGGAATTGGAATTGACTACAGCATCTTACGTCCAAAAGGCAGGCATTTATCACGAACTGGTGGAACTGCGTCTGGACCTCTCCCACTTATGCAAATGGTTAATGAAGCCGGACGAGGGGTCATGCAGGGTGGCTCCAGACGATCTGCCATTTATGCTAGCCTCAATTGGCAACATGAGGACATCAGTTCATTCCTTACAATCAAGAATTGGGATGAGCAAACGCGAAGGATGAAATCCGAGAATTTCAACTACCCCGCTCCTCTGGACATGACCAACATCTCTGTCAACTATGACAATGCCTCGTTAGGGGGCTATGTTAAGAATGTAGAGGGTAAAATCATTGAGAGTGAGCTAGGTACCAACCCAGTGTTCTTGCAGAATGTTCGACAGGCGATGGAGACAGGAGAACCTGGCTTCTCTTTTAACTTTGGAGACAAACAGAATGAAACCCTTAGAAATGCTTGCACGGAGGTTACAAGCGAGGATGATTCAGACGTATGCAACCTTGGTTCTATTAATCTTGGTAACATCTCTTCTATTGAGGAATTCCAATCGGTGGTATCACTGGCATCTAAATTCCTCGTCTGCGGAACCCTTCGCGCCGACCTTCCATATGAAAAGGTCTATAAGGTTAGGGAAAAGAACCGTAGGCTTGGTTTGGGACTTATGGGCATTCACGAATGGCTCCTCAAGCGCGGACACGGATACGAAGTAGTCCCAGAACTCCACGAATGGTTGAAGGTCTATCAACAGGAAAGCGAAAGGGCAGCGAA